TGTTACACGTTTTATATTTTACAGCAGATTGGTGTAATCCTTGTAAGAAAGTAAAGCCAATTGTTGAGGAAATAAATAAAGATAGTGTAACTAAATTTCAAATGATTGATGTTGATTCAGAGATGGAACTTACTAAGAAGTTTGAGATCCGCTCTGTTCCAACGTTTATATTAATTAAAAACGGTACAGAAATTAAAAGAACTACTGGGGCACAAACTAGAGAGCAACTAGAGGATTTTATTAATTATGAAAAAAATATTCAAGATGATGTTCAACCCTGATGGTAAGAATATGATACCTGAAGAACAAGACTCTATAGACTATTTAATATTAAATGGTGGTCTTGAGGTTGTTGGTTTAGACTCAGATAGTGGTGAGTTCCTGTATGCCTTTACTCCAAAAATTAAAGAACTTATGCCAGACTTACATGAACAACACATTAAAGATGTCAATCAAAATGTATTAAAACTTTGGGAGATGGGATTTTTAGAGATTGATTTTATGAAGCCTGATCCAGTAATAACTATTGGTAAAAAGGCTTTGGACAAGGCAGAGGTTTCAAGGCTTTCCAAGGATGATCAGTGGCATCTTAATGAGATTAAGAGGCTCCTGAAAACAAGAGAAGTCTGATATAATCTAACTATGCCATATTCTATCGGAGAAAAGGGATCGTACGGTTGTTCTGGGTACCCTGCCATTAAAGACGGAACAAACGAAGTTATGGGTTGCCATACCACAAGAGCAGCAGCGGCTGCTCAGATTTATGCTATTAACATGTCTGAAGGCAACATAGATAAAGCCATGCAGCCTATTAAAGAAGGCGACTTTGTTATGGGCATGACATCCGAAGGAATGGTTCACGGAGTTGTTGAGCATATCATGAATGAAGGCGGTACTCTAGGAACACCTGGATCAGAGTATGCTCTTGAATCTATGCCACCAGAAAATCCAGCAATGTCTGTAAGAATTTATAAAGAAGATGATGGTAAATGGGAACCAACTGCATACAGTATTGGCATGATGTATAAAAATGCACAGGTTGTAGATATAAATAATCACAGCATGGAAGATGATGACGATGACGAAATGGATTCAGAAGTTGCTATGGCAATGTATGATTCATCAATTGGTAAAAGAGAAATGGCTAATGCTCCATATGAAGATTATGAGGGAGCGGACAACTGGGACAACGTTACAAAATCCTGCTGGGTTGGATACGAACAACAAGGAATGAAAGAAAAAGATGGACGAATGGTTCCTAATTGTGTTCCAGTTGGTAAAACATACAACATCGATGATGAAATAGAAAAGGCAAAGTCTGTATCTGTTGGAGATCACGTTACCTTTGCAGTTCCAAAACCACCAGACAAAACAGAATCTGCACATGGTGTTGTAGAAAGAGTTGAAAGATCTGGCACAGTAAAACTTCCTGGAACCAATGAAAGTGTTGAAGCATCTTCAGATAATCCAGTAGCAGTTATTAGAGTTTATGCAACAAATGAAGGTGGCACAAGAACAAGAACTGATAGACGTGTTGTAAAACCTTTTAGTTCTTTGAGAGTATCTTCTGAGCCAATTGATAATGAAAAAATGTATGACAGAGATGAAGAGATGGAAAAAGTTTCTTCAGCAAGACTACAAGAATTAGCAGATGAGTATAATAAGAATAAAGAAGGCGATAAAAGAATTACCGTAGGAGCGCTAAGACAGGTATATAACCGTGGTATTGGAGCATACAGAACCAATCCTTCATCGGTGCGTGGAACTGTCTCTAGTGCAGAGCAATGGGCTATGGGAAGAGTTAATGCTTTTATGGCTGGATTAAAAGGAAGATTTCCTAGAAAACCTTTTGACTTAGATTTATTTCCAAAGGGTCATCCAAGATCTACAAAGAAGTCTGTTTTTGAAGGATTTGGACAAGAAATTAATGGTCCAGCAACGCTAACGGAGGTGTTTAAAATGGAAAAAAGAGAGTTCTCTGAGGAAAGTCGTGAAAGAATGGCAGGTGCTGGAACAGCAATGCCTGATGGATCGTTTCCAATTGGTAATCGTGCAGACCTAATGAATGCAATTAGATCAGTTGGTCGTGCAAAAGATTATAACAAGGCCAAGATGCACATCATTAATCGTGCTCGTGCACTTAACGCAACAGATATGTTGCCTGAAGATTGGCGAAACAACGCAACAAAAGGCATGGGGCAGTGGAGTGGATCAATCTTTGATCTTAATCCATTTGTAAAATAATGCCAAAGAGAAAAGCACAATCTTTTAATTCAACACAAATTAAAGATGGAATGATTGTTCGTATGAATAAAAATGGCACAATCAAATCTATTCTTGGTCCATATGAAGTAAAGCACCCAAAGAAGGATAAATAATGGCAGAGACATACACACCTAATGCTGGAATGAAAGCCGCAGCAAGACGTGCTTTGAAGTGGAAAGAAGATGGAAAGGCAACTGGTGCTGGTACTCCAGTAGGTTGGGGTAGAGCAACAGATATTGTTAATGGTTCACCCATGTCTCTTGATACTGTTAAGAGAATGTTTTCTTTCTTCTCTCGTCATGAAGTAGATAAAAAAGGTAAAGGTTTTTACGATGGTCCAGAGTTTCCTTCTAATGGAAGAATTATGTGGGAAGCATGGGGCGGAGATGCAGGGTTTGCATGGAGCCGTGCCATTGTTGAAAGAGAAAGAGATAAGGCAGACAAAGCGTGGGTAGGTAGCCCATTTAGTTTTAGAAAGGGGTAGGCAGTGGAAGACATGAACATTGAAGAAGTTAAACAATTAGTTAACTTCTATAGACAAAAGGCATCAGATCTGGAATTTCAGTTGCTACAATCACAACTTAAGTTAAATAGAGTTATGATTCAGCAGGCAGAACCAGTTCCTGCTACAAAAATAACAAAAACAAAACCTGAATAATAGGTAAAAATGGAATACTTTTTAGCCATCGGCTTGACATTGTTGGCTGCTTGGTCTATAATTAGATTAAACGGGTATAAAGTTTCAAAGACTTTAACGAATATCAAGTATAGACAAAGTGATATTCATGAAAGTATTAGAACTCTTATTCCTAAAAAACTAAACAATAAAGAAAAGATTGAGTCTCAGTCAGAAAAACATGCTGCTAATACTATGATCAAAATTATTGTTATAGATAGCAAAGCGTATTGGGTAAAAGATAATGTTTTTTATTCTGCTGATACTGATAATGGAGACATTGTTAGTCCTACCGCAGAACCAGTAGACATATCAACTATGTCTAAAAAAGACATTGACAAGATGCTTTTTATATTGGATAATTTAAGAAAAGGAATACAAAATGATAGTGGTAGTTCAGGGAACGAATGACTTTAGCGACTACAGCGTATTCATTCGTGCTATGGGTGTCGCCCTATCTGGCATGAAAGAAGATGATCAAGAGTTTGCAATTTATTCAGTAGGTCCTACAAGAATAAACTCTATGGTTTCAGAGTTTTCAAATCTTTCTGAGCGTGGCATGAAGGCCAGAGGAAAGAAAATTAAATACTATAAAGTTCCTAGTCAATGGGTTGAAGAGAACATGTCTTATGTAAACTATTTTGCATTTTTGTGTAATCCAAAGCAAACACCTTCTAAGTTGGTTGCTAAGGCTGAATTAGAAAACATTGAAGTTGGAATTTTTAGATACTAAGGGGGAAGTATGATAGTAACAAGTTTAGAAAAAATGGAGAAGATTGTAAAAGTAAATAACAATCTTTCTTGGGTTGGTTGGGATGTAGTAGATCTAAAGAGATCTGATTCTGCACGTACTGCCGTTAACGGTGTGAGAGTAAAGGGTCTTTGGTATCTACAAAGAGTTTATAAGGTCACTCGTAACGGATGGGATATTCCAAACAGATATAGAGGTTAAGCATGAAACAACATCTATGGAAAGATGATGCAGAATGCTTAGGTTCTGATACAAACATGTTCTTTGATGACTACGAAGAAAAGCCTGAAAGTAGAGCCTTTGTTGATTCTATATGCAGGACTTGCCCAGTAGCAAAGAGATGTTTTGCTGTAGGGGTATCTGGCAAAGAGTGGGGAGTTTGGGGCGGTATCTATCTAGAAGGTGGAGAAATCTCAAGAGAATTTAATAATCATAGATCAAAGCAAGAATGGTCTTTGACTTGGCAATCATTAACAATGGAGCAATAACATGTGGTCATGGGTATTAGCAGTAATAGGAGTAACGGGCATTTTCTTTGTTGGTCGTAAGACCATTTGGGGATGGTTTGTACTACTATTTAATGAAGTCCTATGGATAGCATATGCATTGATAACTGATCAATATGGATTTATATTTTCTGCATTAGCATATGCAGCGGTATACATTAAATCATATCTCCATTGGAAAAGAGAAGAGTAGTGTATACAGATGCAATGCGTAGGGCTTTTCATTCAGTTATACCGCCAAGGGGATTTGGTGTAAACATAATTGACAATGAACACTTTTTAACTATTAAGTTAGATGAAAAGCATTTTGCTGGATTAGTCCATGATGAAAAGATTCAAGCATTGCAGTATGTTGTAAAACTTAAAAATGCTCTTGAAATGGAAGGCGCTATTGTTTTAGTTACCAGAGAAGTAGCAAAGAAGTGACAATCTTTATATCTATTGCTAGTTATAGAGATCCCGAACTAGAAAGAACAATTCATTCTGCTCTAGACAATGCCGCTAATCCACAGGAACTATTCTTTGGTGTTTTTCTTCAAGAGTTTGATAAGTATGAGCCAGATTTGTCCTGGGTACCTAATCTAACTTTGGAAAAGATACACCCTAAGATGGCAAGGGGTGCTGGATACGCTAGGGCACAGATTATGCCAATGTATTCTGGACAAGATTATTTTTTACAGATTGATTCACATACGATATTTGAAAAAGACTGGGACTTGTTGTGTATTGAACAACATAAAAAAGCACAACAAATATCAAATAATAATAAAGTTATTTTGTCACATTTTCCTCCACCATTTTATGTTGAACCAAATAAAGAGATAAGTATAATCAAAAAGTCTAAGCAGCAGTTGCCATATCCTACAAAACAAAAGCCTATGCTTACAAAGCGTGGGGACTGGACTGCTGAAAGAGTTGAGTTATCTAATAAGAACATGCCAGAAGAATCAACCACAATTCTTGCAGGATTTATTTTTACTACTGGAGATATTATAAAAGATATTCCATATGATCCAGAGATTAGTTTCTTTGGTGAAGAGTTGTGCTTTGCAATAAGAGCCTGGACCAGAGGATGGGATATATACTCTCCATGTGTTAAGATTGTTTATCATTTTTATACCCGTGAGGGATACAGTAAGATATGGAAAGATAGAAATCTAAGAGAGATTTCGTGGAAAGAATTAGAAGTACTATCTAAAGAAAAACAAAAGCGTATTTTTTGTGGTATTGAAAGCGGTATCTATGGAGTAGGATCAGAAAGAAGCATAGAAGAATACCAAAAAATAACAGGAATAGACTTTAAAAAAATGTATAATACCAGTAGTGATACAATAGTATTGAGAGAAAAGGAATAGTATGAGAATTGCTATTATAGTAACCAGCCTATTTGCCGTGTCTTTTGCTATTGCATACTATGCCGTTCTTAAAAGACTAGAAGTGGTCAGCAAGGCTTTTGCACAAATGGTTATGCTAAATGCTACAATGCGTGAGGCATTTGAGGCAAGCCTTCAGTCACCAGTAAGCAAAGAAGAGCAGGACATACACAAAGAAAATTTTATTAAGTTTCTTTCTGATTCTCGTGACTGGGCATTTGAATACATCGAAGATGTGCAAAAACAATTAGAAGATTTTATAAGAGACATTGAGCCAGAGATAATGTACTTTGATGAGTATGGAGTTGTTGGAGATGCATACCCACACTATCACTCTATGAAGAAAATTTCTGCTGCATACAAAGATTTAAAGAAGTTGCTACCAGAGGAAGTCGATGATAGACGCTAGAGGCATTCCAACTTGTGAGTGTCCAAGTTGTGGCGGTACCTTGTTTAGAGCATTAGTTTCATTTGATCCAAACACATATATGGTTGGCATGTATCATTTAGACATGCAATGCAATGAATGTGGTGCTTTTTGTACAGCACCAACACCAGTAGATCATCCTGAGAATCCAAGCCAAGACCACGGGATGAAAGAATAATGTATCCTAAAATAAAAAAGTTTGAAGATAGTATCAGATATGACTATGCTGTTTGTGAGATAGAAGAATGCATTGAAGAAGCAAAAATACTTGCAATGACAGAAACAAGATACGTAGACTTCTGTGAAAATCATCATAGAAAATATATAGTGGGAGAAAAATGAAAGACATTGTACTATCAGTACTAACAGGTTTTGGATGCGGTTTAGTTTTTGCTGCATTCAAATTGCCAGTTCCAGCACCACCTGTTTTTGCAGGGGTAGCAGGCATTATAGGCCTATGGGCTGGCTACGCTATACTAATCAAGGTTATATCCTAGGAGGAATAATGAACGAAAAAATGAAGAATATGTTAGCATCATACGGACGATCAGTTCTTGGTGCAGCAACGGCAATGTATGCATCTGGAGTAACAGATCCAGAAACACTTGCTTACTCACTACTTGGAGCCATCGTGCCCGTAGTATTGAGAGCAGTCAATCCTAACGACAAGGCATTTGGACGTATGCCTGCTGAAGCAGATGTTGCAGCAGCACTAAAGGGTGCAAAGGTAGTTAAGAAGAAGGCTGCAAAGAAGCCAGCAGACAAGAAGTAAGTTTATCTTACATAGGAAGGCGGGTCTTCGGACCCGCTTTTTTATTTCTCTAAAATATCTAGATACTTTTGTTTTAAGTTTTTAGCAGAAAAGTTTGTTGTTGCGATATCAAAGGCTTTTTGCTTTTCAATATTTGTATTTTTTTCTTTCATATAGTTATCAACAATGTGTGCAAGGTTTTCTGCATCAGCAGCGTAAACATCAAGAGTTGTTCTTGTTCTTAATGTAGTAATCTTATTAGACTTGGCCAACCACTCTTTTGGAAGCACCTTGTTGTTTGGTGATATGTCCGTCATAAATACTGGAAGACCACTCATCAAAGCCTCATTCATAGGCAAACAAAGACCAGCATATCTTCTAGGAAGCACCATTGCATCAAATCCATCATACATGCTTTCTCTATTTTCTGCATCATTTGTATCGACTATTAGTCTTGGATTTTTGCATTTTAGATCAAGGGGTGTTTGTGTTTTAATGACAACCTCATAGTCTCCTTTTGAATGCTTAAGCATCTCAACAACAGACTTAGTTCCATTTCTATCTTCAGATGCAGCCTTACCACCAATATGTAATATCCTGTTGTGATGTTTAGAAGTATTGTTTTTCCTTACAGCATTAAACAATGTGTGATCTGTTGGTGGAGGCAGATAAACAACATTTGTTTTATTTCCAAACAGTCCTTCTACATGCTCAAAGTTCCAAAGACTTGGTGAAAGAAAAACATCTGGCAGCGCAAGGTCTGGCTGCTGAAGATGTTCTAAAAATTCATAGTTATATTGCAATACTGTTTTTACCTTTTTTCTTCTTGCTAAAGGAATAAATTCTTTATTATAAAATGTTTCACAGGTTAACACAACATCTAATCCTTTTAAGAAGATATCTATCTCAAAGGCTTTAGGAAATCCACGAACATGTTGGCAGTCATATCCTTCATACCACTCTGGATGCTGCTTATTTCTGTTAAAAGAAGTAGAATTAATAAGCATAACCTTTGATGGATTAAGCATGTTAACAAGTTCTCTTGTTTGATTACCCAGCCCAGTATTATCTGATCTTGCAATAATTCCTAATCTCATTCAGTTAATCCCCATGCTTGGTCATCAGATGTAAACTTTCTAGTACCTTCACGACCATCCAAGTGGTAGGAACGCTTGATATCTCCCTCTGGATGATATATCCAAAGTTTATGTTTAAACCAACCATCATCTTGAACAACTCCGTGAAACTTATCTTCAATAAAAGTTTTTTCATCTGAAACTCTTAACACTTCTTCACGATAATAATCAACACGAGATAGGTGTGGTCTTTGGCTCCACTGAATTGTTTTTAAAAAGTTACCTCTCTTATTAAGCATTAGGTGGCTATGGTCTGGAGGGATTGATGCCTCAAAGTGAAACCTGATTGTGTTTGCTTTACCAAACTCCAACATATCTAAGCACTCATCCCAGTGAATGTGCCTATCACCAGTAAGAGGTGCATCTCCTTCAACATAAAGCATCACAGATGTTTGAATCAAGTCTATTGTTTTTTTCATCATCGTTGTCTGGTGGCTGTGCTCATCAAAAATAATTGGCAAAACATTTTTCCATTCGTGCAAACACTTCCAAAGAACACGACTTTTAAACTCATCATAATCTGCTTTTCTATTTAGTCTTTCTTCACGCAGGCCATCAATCTGTAAGATGATCTCATTTTCTGGAAAATGCATTCTTACTTCTCTGATAGTTTCATCAAGAATTCTTGTATCTGGATGGCTCGGTAAAACAGAAGTTACCATAACAATTGTTACATCATTCTTATTCATTTACTTGCCTCATAATCTTTATAGAAAAATCTCTTTTATATTTAATCCACCATGATACAACCTTATGCATATTATTAGGATAATCATTAAGTAAGTTAGGAACCATTTCTTTTAGATTATGCCAGTTATTTGTCTTTGTTATTGGGATGTCTTCTGCCCCGACATATGCAAAGAAATCTTTTTCAATACCCTTTGAGTCTACCAGATCTCCTACTGGCAGGCATAACATTTCTATTGATTCAAAGAACCTAAAGGTATCAACAACCTGTGCTCCTGCAGGACAGGGGGCTATCTTAGCCTTTGACATGGTGGCATAGTAGTCTTTGGGTGTGTCTCCTTGTGCAAAGCCTGGAGTGGGCTTGTAGAGGCTATTTGGAAGGCCTGGCATGGCTTCTCCTAGTTGTTTCCTGCGCTGGTGGGTTATTTGACCACCAAAATAAACATCATATTCTTTAATAGGATAGTTAGGCAAATTATCTTTAATATGCTGAGGAGCACCAATAAAAACTTTGTTATATTGTTCATGTTTTTGGTGAGGGTATTGAACCCATATCTCAATATTAGGATGAGATATCTTATCTACATTAAAGTGAGCACCTTCATCACCAGTAATAAACAAAACTACCCTACCTAAATTTTGCAACTGCTCAGATATTTTATCTTCTTTACCAGCATTTCCCTGACCAGGAATAACAACAAAAGCACGTTCTTCATTTGGTATCTGCTTTACAGTTATTTGCTCAATATGATTTTTGTCAAAGGTTTGTTTTAGTAAGCCGTAATCCCATTTACCATCAGCAGAATCAAGTGGATCAATAGAATATAGATAGGCCTTAATCATTTTGTAGCCTTAACAAACATCCATTGGGGATGCATATGGTTTTCAAAAACTAAATTATTAAATCCTATGTCGATCAACATCTTTTGAATTTCTGATTTAGATGTTTGATAAGAGTATGGTGAGTTTTCTTCTCCAATAACAAATTGAAAATATATATTGCCACCGTTTTTTAAGTTATCGTAGGAAAGTTTTGCATAGTTAACTTTTTCTTGATGTTCAATATGCTGAAAAACCAACATTGAATAAACTAGGTCAAGATTATTTCCAACTTCTTGATATTTTATATTATCTTTTTTAGGTGCAAGTTTTATCATCTCATCGGAGATATCTATTGCGTAGAAATTACATCCTTTATATTTTTCTGAAAGCGGATCAAGCAATCTTCCTATTCCACACCCAATCTCTAGAACATTATTCCAATGATTGTTATTATTTTCTATAAGATCTAAAAATGTTTCAGTGGTCGCCCACTCATCTGCAATATATTTATATCTCACATCTGGATCTGATGCAGCATTATCCCAAAAAGTTTTAGCATGATTCATAATAAAGATGCACCTCATGCTGATAGTCAAGTATTGTTTCTTTGTATCCAAGTTCCATAATCCAATATCTAAGGTCCCAAAGATACTTGTTCCAATACATGATCATAAATTCTGGATGACCAGATAGCCAAATTTTTGGTTTGTATTCCTTTAAAACTTTTTCTGCACCAGTTAGCACAGCCCACTCACTTCCTTCTACATCAAGAGTTATTGCTGTAGGTGGTTTGATACCCTTATCGTAAACACATGAATCAATTGTTATTTGTCCATAAGTAGATCCCTCTGTATGTAACTCTTTGAACCCATGTGCAGCATCAATTACTGAATCCGCTTCTGGTGGAAACTCATTATGATAAATTCTTGTAAGTTTATTGTTTTCATTAGATGCAAATCCAGGAATACAGGCGGTTGGCTTATTTAGTTTATTACTTTCCCATAATAGTGGATAGTGTGACCATACTTTTGGGTTTGGTTCAAATACTACAGTCTCTGCTCCCCATATTTGACAAAGCGCAACCATCTCCCCTTCTTCTCCACCAACATAATAGATTACATCGCCAGGTCCAAGATTGCTATGCATTGATTGCAATCTTTTTCTTTCCCATCCTTTTTCTGTGTACCACTCAGGTCTGTTGGCACGATGTTCTGGAAGAAAGATTTCAAACTCTCCATTGATTACTGACTTTATCATTTCTGTCATTTTGTAAACATCCTATTCTTGGTATCTAACTTTTTTAATAAAACTAACATGGTTCTTGTCATCTTCTTTTGGGCAGTATTTAAAATCTACATCTGGTAAGTTAAATGGAGTTGGATAGAGTTCCTCAACACTGTGCCCACCTCCAGGATATTGGCCCCACTTATTGTAGAAATATTGATGCAATAGGTTGTCATTTGACCTTACTCCACCTAGTTTAATGCTATGACCCATAATAGTATCTGAAACATCAAATAAAATCTTTTCCCATTTAACATTAGGCATTGCTTTTTTAATTCTAATACTATAATCTAAATCATCATATCCATATGGTGTAAAGTTTTCATCCCATCCGCCAACAGTATCAATAACATCTTTTTTAAAAGCCATTAAATGCCAACCATAAAGTTGGAAGCCTTCAACAATTTGAGCATCAGTTTTTTCTAAATGCTCAATGATATCTAAGCCACCCTTATCACCAAACCTTATTGCTGCACTCATTATAATCAGCCAATCAGCACTATCTTCATAAAGTTTTTTAATGCCAAGATTATGACTAGCCATTATGCCAATATTATTAACTGTATTGTCAATCTCTAAAATATTGTTTAATTTACAATTAAGCATAAACTCATCACGAAACTCTTGAACACGAAATGGTAAACAGACTACATATTTCATTTCTGCAACCATTTCATTAGTGATACTTTAGGTATCCATCCAGTTAAATCTTTAAACTTAGAATTAGATGCAAGAGTTTCTTGTACTTCCCCAATTCTTGACGGAATAAACTTGATATCATTTGAAATCATATTAGCAATATCAAGTATAGAATAGTTGCTCCCATACCCAATGTTATATACTTCCCCAAAGCCATGGCTTACTTCAGATGCAAGTATGTTTGCTTCTACCACATCAGATATATGTGTGAAGTCTCTGCGCTGAGATCCATCTCCAACAATTGTCAAAGGTTTTCCTTCATGATGTTGTTTTAAAAATAGTCCTATTACTGGTGCATACTGACCCTTTAGTGGCTGTCTATCTCCATAGACATTAAAGTATCTAAGAGATATAGTCTCAAGTCCATAAAGATTATAGTAAACTCTTGCAAGGTTTTCACCAAACACCTTTGCTGTAGAGTATGGAGTTAGTGGGTCAGATGCTTGTGTCTCTATGTTTGGAAGAATTGCTTTCTTTCCATATGCAGATGATGTGCTTGAATAAATAAATCTTTTTACTTTATTAATTCTTGCAAGTTCAATAACATTTGCAGTACCTACAGCGTTTGATTCAATAGACTTTCTTGGATTTAATATTGCAGGCTGTATTCTTGCATCTGATGCAACGTGAAATACATAGTCAATCCCATTAAATAAATGTGCAATTTTTTCATAATCACATATGTCATATTTGTAATTATTTGCTTTTGGATTCCAATAAAACTGTTCGTGACATTCTGCTGACTCATTGTCTATACAGATAACTTTGTGACCAAGTTCTATTAGTTTATCGACAAGGTTTGAGCCAATAAATCCAGCACCACCTGTTACTAGACAGTTCATTTAATTCCAAGTTCTTGTAAAATTGCTGACCATCTATTAATATATGTATGCTCCGTCTTTGTTCTCTCATGTCCAGCCATACGAATCTTTTCACGTTCTACATCATCTTCTAAATACTTATCTATTTTATTTGACAGATCTTCAAAGTTTCCATGTTCATAAAACACAATTTCTTTTTCATCTTCAAAGTATTCTTCAAGACCCTTGATGCGAGGGTAGATAGTAAAACCACCACGACCAGTACTTTCAAACAGTCTGTCACTTGTATAGTATGGATAGTTAAAGCCAATATTCAAACTATCTCCAATTGCTATTTTAGTTTTTGCATACATCTTGTTTAATTCTTGACCACGAACAGTTCCAGTATCTCCATCTCCACCAACGTGAAGAAATCTTTTTCCATATGTTTTCTTTAAATATTCTATTAACTGTGGTCTGTATGGATATTCATGATGATATCTTTTGCTTCCAACAAAGATAATATCGTGCTCAAAAGATTCTTTATTGTAGTCTTCATGGATATAACATTCTTTATCATATACCCCCGCAGGAATAAAGTGTCCTTTTACCTCTGTGTTTTCATTAAACCAATCTGCCATTAATTTATCTACTGTAAAGAAATGTCCAATTGTTTTATAAAAGTTATCTTTGCTTAGATCTTGTTGTCTGTCTAGGCCAAACCATAAGTCAAGGTGATATGTCATTGTTGGAACACCAGCCTTCTTTAATCTGGCCAATACTGAATCCATTGTCATCTTTCCAGTAGTCTTCCAGCCATGAGTGTGTACCCAAATAAATAAGTCACTGTTTAATGCATGATGTAGGATAACTTCAGTTCGTGCTACACGCTCTTGCAGTTTTTCAACGGTATGCCCAAGAGACTCCAAAGACTTAGCATGATGATTCTCACTGCTATACTCAACCTCAAAGTTACCCAAAAAGACTATCTTTGCCACTATTACCCCTTTGTTTTAATCTATTATATCACTGTGTCCCTGGCAGGATTCGAACCTGCAGCCTAATGGGTAGAAACCATTTGCGCTATCCGTTGCGCCACAGAGACTTGGTACACCAGGTAGGACTTGAACCTACGATAACCGAATTATGAGTTCGGGGCCTTAACCAACTTGGCTACTGGTGCTTAAATATTTAATTGCTCTTTCTAGTCTTTCAACACTGTCCTGAAATACACCGAGCCCACGGTTGCAATTATGGCATAGATGTCCTCTAAAGTCATCGGTATCATGATTATGATCTACTACCCATATACTTGCATTACCCCCTGTTCCTTTTAATTCATCTTCATTTTTTAAACAAATGGGACAAACATAATCAATATTAGGATAACCAAACTCTTTTTTTAATTCTTCTCTACGCTTTGCTAATTTTTTTGCACAACTTTTACACTCAGGTCTTAGATATTTTCCACCTGAAGATGGTGAAAACTCTAGATCATTTAGTTCTACTTTACACTTGCTACATGTTTTCATTGAGCAGATAGCCAGAATCGAACTGGCACATTAACCTTGGCAAGGTTACGCACTACCACTATGCAATATCTGCGAACCTTTTAGGACACGCCGTCTTTTTCTTCTACAGGAGCCTTGTCAATAAGTTTTCTACCAGGCTTGTTAATCTTTCCGTCTGCAATTCCACTCCAATAAATATTGTAATAGTTATTGTCAAATGAAAACTTCTTCATGTGTGGAACAACTGCTCCAGTATGTGCATACAACTGAATTCCTGCCTTCTTAACATAGCGACAGAAGGCAACATCTTCACTAACAAACTTGGCACCAGGGTTTTGTTTTTCTCCAAAAACAGAATATCCATCAGCAGCCTTACGAACTGGATCAATGATTGATCTATGCATTAGCATTAATCCAAAACCAGCAATGTCAACTGGTATTACTTTGTTTTGTGGTAGTGGATGAATAACCTTGGTCTGAAACTCATCACCAGTCTCTTCATACAGTGCAGGAAATGGCTCCATAAGAGTCTGCTCGTTTTGTCCAGAAACAAAATATGTTCCAGTTACAATTGGTTTTGTCTTTTTATCAGCAACATCCCAAAGCATCTTAACAATGTTATGATCGATTACAATGTCTGAGTCTACCCAAAGCAACCATTCTGTTTTTGATAGGTCAGCCCAGTAATCAAACAAAGACTGTCTTTGTCGTGCAATCTGATTGCCATTTACACGAATGGTATTTTCAATATTAATCTTTAACTTTGGTGCCTCAATAATTGTATTAGCAATGCCGCTTGTAAATCTTCCTTCAACGGTACCGCCATCACACCAGCCTAATGTAATTGTTTCTTTAACGCTATGTGGCATAGTAACCAACCCCTTTTCTCTATACTAATTGTACTACAACTGCCTCTATAAGTCAAGTGAGCAGTTTATGTATCGACATGCTCAGGTCGTCATCTATGTTTATACTGCAGATGATGCAGATCTGTTGATAAAAGGTAAGGAGTAATATTGTATCACTTTTTTGCAGCATTCACAAAGTCATGCAAGGAAGATTTATTTTGTTTCCAGAACAATAAAACCATGTCTCTTGATTTTTTATGAAGGCTTGCCCCGCTTGGGTTCACATCTGAGGCGGTATCTATATTATAAGTAAAAAGACTACAGGAATAAACCCTGTCGCTATGCCCAAAAATAACAGAATGGTCTGCTAAAACATTCTCTCTATGGTTATTTACTTTGTACTTACCATTATAAATCATCCTGTTTATAATATTTTTAGCATGTTCCCGTTTTAATAGATACAGTCCAGCACTATAGTCATGCCTCATTCTTTTGTGTAGTCTGTACTCAGTCTTTGTAAACTGTGTTTGACATAACTGAAGGACATCATATTCAAAATTTATTGATGATAAAAATTCTTTCCAGTTCCACTGCCAATGCTTCACAGTTTCATCAGACAGATCATCTTCTGCAAAAATTGCATACTCGCTATCAGATGTTGATAGCCAATGCTCTATTGCTTTTATGTGAGAAATAGTTGTTGCAATTTCAACAGGCCTTGGTCTTCCTCTGTGCTCTGTTTCTGCATTATCTATAAGACTGTCTATATTTTCTTTTCCATCAACGGCTTCAATAAAAGTATAGTCAGTGATATTGTTATCTGTAATCAACTGCATCATGCGTTCGTATCTATCTGTACGTCGCTTTAAGTTAATTATGTATAGAGGACCAAAACCATCTAACTTATTCATCATCTTTTAAGACTGGATCAAGCCTATCCCACTTACCACTTTTACTTCCTTGAAAAGTTTGTCCAGTTTCCCTATCAATAAGCAACCATTTACTGGGACACTTTGTGTGAACAACTAAGTCAACAGCATCAGATAGGTCTTGATATTCAAAAGATTTACGAATCTTCTTCACGATCCAACACTTCATAATCATATGCGTTTGAGTCTTCAAGTATCCACTTGTCGTAACTTTCAACATCCCACTTGTTTGTGTTGATTAATCTGTTGATTACTAAATCTTTTTTAGTAACAAAAGATGGTTCTTTTATTCTAACTCTGTTGTTTGGCTGTACTGCAAAATTTCCATCATCTCTTTGGATAACATGACCACACTTATGTTGGCCTGGGTTTTCGGAATAACCATCATCTAATATGTTTGTTTCTGGGCTATGCCAATCAAGTGTAAACAAATATGTTCCAGGAATATTGGTCTTAGTTCTATCAATGTACGACATTCTCATATTACTTAATGCTTGAAACTTTGTAACTGAAACATGTGGGCTAAAAGAATTCCATAAAACAAGATTATGAATTGGCTCTTCTGGAACACCTGGCTTAGTACAAAAGGCATTGATTGGCATTCTCCACCAAATTCCACCATCTTCCATCATGAAATGAAACAGAGGGCTTCTTCCCTTGATGCTTGCAACACCAAAGATTACGCATGGGAAATACTTATCGTGACTATCTAGTTGATCTCTTAAGAAGTTACCACGCACATAGCATTCTATCGGCGGTATGTTAGCATTTAACTCTGGCATGATGACTCTTTCTACTATTAGTGAAAACTATCTCCACAGGCACAAGAGCCTTCAGAGTTTGGATTATCAAGGGTAAAACCAATTTTATCAATTGATTCTACATAATCAATAGTAGAACCAGTAAGATATGGACTAGACAACTTATCTATTCTAAGATCAAATCCTTCATAGTTATATACCGTATCTTCTTCTCTTTTTTCATAATCAAAATATGTTTGATGCTTTAATCCAGAGCATCCTCCAGGAACTACGGTTACTCTTAAAAATAAAGGATAATCAGGCATAGCAATTTGACTACCCTGAATTAGTTCTGCTACTTTTTTCTGTGCAACATCTGTAATTATCATCTTTTAATTATACCCTATCGTTTTTTTCTATTTACTGCACGTTTTACTGCTCCCGCAACAACTTCTGCAAACTGCTGTGAGTCCAGAGACTCTAAAAATGTTCCAGGAAGATCAACATAAACGTCAACCATATCTAGTTCTTGCAAGATAAGGGCTCTTTGGTTTGCAAGATAAAGTTCAGGGGAGAGCGGAACATTATTTGCTTCCGCCCACCCCTCTAACTCTTGTTCGCTATTCAACTATCTTTTCATTTAAGCCTCTTGCAATATCTGCACAGACTTCAAATGCCTTTTTAGTTCTACGACTTTTTGCTTTGCCATGTGTTGACCATACTTCATAGGTATACTCAATATCATTAGCAATTTGTTCTCTAATTTCTTTAACTGTCACAATAACTAAATTCATTACCTGTGATTTTTGTTCATCAGTTAAATCATCAAAATTAGGCATTGACCTTCGTCCATGGATCCTCTGATGGCTCAGAAGCAACCTTTGGTGCTGAAGGAGTAATGCCTGGCATGTCCTTAGTAAGTGTGTGCATAGTCAAAGCAAGTGACTCTGCGTTAATTTCATAAGATGTTTTTGTTGCACCAGTACTATCTGTCCAACTTTCTTGATAGATAGTTCCAACAATAATTACTTCTTGGCCCTTCTTCAATGTTGCCTTTGCTTGCTCAGCAAGAGTCTTCCAAGCCTTTACGGTCCACCAAGATGTATCACGGTCTTCCCATGCACCTGTCTGTGGATTCTTTACACGATCATTTGTTACTACACGCATACGCACACCGCTTGTTCCAATTGCTTCTGGATCTGCGCCAATGCGTCCTACTACTGTTACCTTTGGATTCATTTATTTCTTCTCTCTACTCGTTTATATATCATATCATCAATCGTCTTCATTGTCAAACTCTTTTAATGCTTCTCTGTTGTCATAACAGTATAAGCAGGCATTGCCTTGCAGTGGGGTATTGCAGAAATCACAAAACTTCATCCCACTAAAACACCAAGCAAGAATGATAAGACAGCCACAACAATAAGTATTTCTTTCCAATATGTATGTGGATCATTTAAGTCTTCATGCTTCATCAGAGAACTCCTTTTCTGGAATCTCGTTTACTGAACGGTATCCCTTATGTACTAAAACAAAAGCAATATTAATTGTAGCAATAAAATAACCAGCCAAGGTACCCCATAAAAATATAAGTAAATTATTTGTCATTGTCTATGCCTTTTCTTATTACCATACTTAACCTTTACTTGAGCCTTAGCCCTATCAACTATAGATTTAGCGGGACACCAGATGTTGCCGTCTGCCATTGTTTGATGTGTATCCCAAAAGTTCTCATTATCTTTTGATATGGTGCAACAATTGGTATCCACTAGTCAATCCTGTCTAAGTCATCCAAACTATACACACCGTATAGGTTCATCATTTCTTCAACACTAAACTCTTGATCAAATGTTTCTTCAGTATCCACCTAGGCACTCATTCCTTGTATGAAACAATCTAATCTTTGTCATAATTTTGCGGGATGGGGCAAATAAATCTTCCTTACATGCAGCACAACTATAAGACCATTCACCACTAAAGAAATCATGTATATACCCCTTGGCATTTGCATACTTCTTAGATACAAAGGTCTGGAAAGGATCTGGGATATCGTAATGTTTATTCAAAGTCGATCTGCTGTTCAAAGATGCTTGTGCCTCTTGCAACCTGTGCAGCAAGCATACGCATACCCAGCCCGTTCAATTG